GAGATGTCCTCGGGTATCAGCGAGTTGGCGACGGGGCTGGCTCAGGCGAATGGAACCGCAAGCGGCATCTCTCAGGTTATCAACGAGAGTGGGTATGTGTTTAAGCTGTTCATCCGTAACTTTGAGGTTGAGGTTCTGCAACCGATGTGCGAGATGGTTGCGAGCATGATTCAGCAGTTTGGCACGAATGAGATGGAGTATTCCATCACGAATGCGCCTCCGGGGATTCCGAAGTATGGGCAGGTGAAGCTGAAAGACCTCATTGGAAACTATAGCTTTGACTTCGTGGCGGCGAACTATGCAACTGGGAAGGTTGTCAAACAGCGTAACATGATGGCCTTTTACAACATCGCCATGCAATCGCCGTATCTTCAACAGGGTGAGTTTCTAAGGGAGATCGCTAAGTGCATGGAGATTCCATACGCACAAAGGCTCCTCAAGAGCGATCAGGAAGTTCAGCAGAACGCGGCGGCTCAGTCCCAAGCGGCTCTCCAGCAAGAGGTTATAAAGGATTTGCTGCGGTTTGAGTCCAAGGCTCTGGTGGCCGGGATTGCCAAGAAAGAACCGAACCAGGGTGTTACGGACCACGCCATGTTGGTTCAAGAGGAAGTCGAGCGCTTCCTCATGGAGCAAGCCGGGCTGCCAATTGACGATCAACCGCCTCTCCCCGGTCGCCACGAAGGCAACCAGAATCACTCTGGCAATATAGAGACGCCGGGTGGTGATATGGCGGACCACCTTAGGGGTTTTAGCCAGCAACATGGTGGCAACACATTAGGAGCAGGATAGATGCCCAACGACCAAGTAACCGATAAACTCGCAGCCGCCAAAGCCGCCGTCAGGCATGCGCAGATGGCGTTTCCGACTCCTGCCAATCGAGGTCATGAAGCAGGGGTCGCATTCGCAGCCGCCCATAACGCCGATTACACCGGCTCAACCTTAAATGGGATTGTCCAACAGGCTGGCGAGGAAGCGGCGGGGATCAAAGCCCGCCAAGCAAACATTGAGCAGTACAACAACGCCACACAAGGAAAATAACATGGCAAAAGGAATAGATGGACCGCATACCTACACGAGCGGGATTCAGATGCAGATTCCCTCGCAGCACAGTTCCAGTGTTGGACCGGCCCCGGCTGGCTCCATGCGAGAGGAGCAAACGAGTTCAGGTGTGCCGGATGTCGGGATGTTCGACGCATCCTACGCCGCTGCCCGTGGCTCCAGCTTCAACGCTTGGGGCACCTACACCGGCCCGACGATGCCTGGGAAACTTGGCAGCGATCCGATGTTTCCGTCCGCAGAACCGCACTTTAGCTCCACGATGCCAGCAACTGAAGTGACTCATGTGGATGGCGATATGTGTGCGGCCTATAGTTGGCCCGATGCTCCTGGTGGTGGGCTTGGCAACAATTCTGATGGATACGAGAAATAACTATGAAACCACGCACCGATGCAGCAGCCTGGGATTTGACGCCCGATACCTACGAGATGGTGAATGAGCCCGGCAGCGAACGCAGCGAACATTATCAACCCGCCCACATGCACCCGGAGTTTTGGCCAGGGAACGTGATGGGGTTTGACTACACCGGCGGCGCGAAGGTTGTGCCTGCCCAGGATCAACTCCCAGCTGGATCACCGCCCGAAGCTCGCCAGGATGACATGCGCAAGACCGATCCGATTGAAGTTAACTACGACCGGCTGCCGAACTACCCACCGCAGCAGGTGGTGGGGCATGATAGTTTTCAACTCAAGGTTGAGAAACCGGCTAGCCGTCACAAGGGGTAACTATGGCACGAAGCATATTCAAACCCGTTAGCCCGATCACCCCTGGTGGCAAACCCCCTGCCTCGCCTGCACATCACATCGCCAGTCAGTTCTCAGCCGTGAAGCCGGTGGGGGATGTCGAAGGCGAGCAGGCCCAACGGGATATGTATCAGGTAGATCGGGATCAACGGGTGATGGAAAAGAATCCGTTTGGCATTACGCACGGGAAGCCGTAACACAGCAATCTGGAGGGATTGTGTTTCGATCATGGTTCAAGCCACCTAAAATGGGTCATTCCACGCCCTACAAAGTGGTGGAATTATCCACCGCCCAGCGCCTGCCAAATGGTAAGAGCGATAAGGAACTTCAGGAATCCGTCGCCACCCTCAACTCACATCCGGGGTTTATTTGGCTTACTCAACGCCTTGATGTGATGAACGCGGCCCTCAAAGCGAAGTTGGCTCAAGAGCGCCACACCGATCTTAAGGATGTGCAGTTTCTCCAAGCGGGGATATATTGGAGTAACTGGCTGAGGCAAGAGGTTGCTCTCGCAACCCGAGCCCCCCACAACAAGCCCCTCGATGCATATGATGAGGAGTTGAAAGCTTTCCAAGAAATCGACGCCCTAATTGAACGAGTGGGCGAATAAGTGTATCGGCTGACAACAGCCAATAGTAGTCAAATCCATAAGCCACAAGCAGAGGATAAAATGCCCCAACCAGCAGCAGAATCACACGCTACACTCAACCAAGTTGCGCCCGGCGGAACTGTTAATCTCTCCGACGCGCCAGCTAGCCTCGACGATTCGACGTTTGACTCTTTGTTTCCTGCGGAGCCGACGCCGATTGTTTCAGCACCACATTCGCAGGAAGCCACGCCATCTTCGGCTGTTACGGCGACGCCCGCTGATTCGACAACGACTCAGCCCTTCATCAAAGGTGATCGCTCCGTCTACAACACACCCGAAGCTGCTGTTGAGGGTATCAATCAGAAAGATGCCCTAATCGAGACGTTGCGGCAACGATACGCTCTCACTACTGGCATTGATCCTATCACGGGTCAGCCGGTTGCGCAGGGTCCCCAACCGCAAGTACAAGGAACCGACTACGCGACCTCCCGTAAACAATACCTCGATGATCTCTATATGGCTGCCAAATCCGGCGATCCCAACGCTTATGGAGATGTTCAGGCTAAGTTTATGATGGACACCCTAAAACCCCTACAGCCCATTCTTCAGAGGGCCGCGAGGGAACAAGCTGTGGAAGCGGTGTCACAGGAGATTAAGGAAATCGGTGGGTACATCGGGACTCCGCAATACCAGCAGACTCTTGAATCGGTTCCAGAGCTTCGAGACGCCATTCGTACTGCTGAGAGTGATTACAGATTCCACTCTCGCCTTCCGGGTTTGTATAAGATCGCTTATCTAACTGGGCAAGGTCGGCAGCTTCCCGAAATCCTCAAAGCTCAAGCGCAAACCGCGCAGACACAAAATTCCCCGACCCCGCAAAGAACCACGATGCAACCCTCTACGCCTAGCATGCCGCAGGTAGCCCATAAGCCATCCTTCAAGACCATAGAAGGTATCAAAGCCACCATCGCGGAAGCCGAAGCCAGGGGCGCAAAGCTGGACTTTTAAGGGCGGGCATACAAGGATATTTGAATGTTGCTCGAAAATGTTTTCTCCCTCGTCGGGATTATGCTTGGACTTGGCGATGACGTTGTTAGCGTTGTCACCGGCTCTACGGGTGTTCCAGGTCCTGCTGGTTCCCTTGCTTCAGATCAACAGACGTATTTCAGCGCGAAACTGCTCGAAGTTGCGGTGTTGATGACGGTCCTGGATCAATTTGGCGACAAGGACCCCATCCCGTCTAACTCCAGCAAGACCATCCAGTTCAACCGCTTGGAGAAGCTCAGCACCACGACTTCCCCGACGCAGTTGACGGAAGGCGTTAGCCCGGATGCAATCGGGCTCCAGATGTCTCAATACACGGCGGTTGCCGAACAGTATGGCTTGTTGCTTCGGTTGAGCGACCTGGCTGAACTGACCAGCAAGCACGACGTGGTTGGGCGGGCGCTGTATGTTCTCGGTCTGCATGCGGCCGAAACGTACGACATCCTCATCTATAACGTGTTGGCGACTTCCACCAACGTGTACCGTCCCAATGGGCGGACTTCCAATGCAACCACGACCGCTTCGGACAAGGTTGGCTATGTGGATCTGACTGCACTTCACGCCAACCTTATGGATCAGGGCGGCCGGCCTTTTGACGATGGCGACTTTGTGTTTGTCATCGCTCCTCAGGTCAACGCGGCCCTTCTCCAGGACCCGGATTTCAAGGCTTCGAACCAGTACCAGAAGCCCGAGAGAATCTGGCGCGGAGAAGTTCAGGAACTGACCGGCTGGCGCATTGTGAAGTCTAACGCGCCGGGGTTTGCGCCAACAACCCAGACGACCTCGGGAGCAGCCAACAAGCTCTACACGTCGTTTGCGATTGCCCGCAACGCTTACCAGATCAGTGATCTCCAGAACCTCCGTGTGTATGCGGCGGCTCCTGGCGGCCAGACGGATACCTTGCAACAGAGCCGTAAGCTCGGTTACAAGTTTGCGTTTAAGGCCATTATAACCAATAACAACTGGCTCTGGTCGGTAGTTTCGGCAGGCCAAAACTCAATCAACAATTAATTGTTTTTGGTGGGCGCGTAACCCACCATTCAACTCAGGCCAAGGTACTTCACTACGCTTCACCTTGGCTTGTAGCGTAGACACCTATGGGGGAGGACACAAAAGCCTCCCCTGATAGGCTTCATCCCTCACAAAGGAGATTCAAATGGCAACCGACAACGGCGCGCCCGCGGCAGTAGCAGTCAAGAAGCAGACGGACCGGGAGAAGATCATCTCGGCGAATGAAGACAAGAGCAATTGGGAGTGGGTTGAGATTCCGGCGACGGACATCTTCGACCAACGGCATTGTGGAGTGAGCATCAACTTCTCGTTCTTCCAGCCGGAGATTGTTGATGGTAATTACACCGGAAAGCCAGGCCGCTATTTCGTGGATCCGGAGACGGCTAGTGAAGTGCGAAGGCTGTTGGCCAATAAGATGAAGGCCGATATCCGAGTGCTTCAGCCCAGGCGCGATCAGGTAGCGATTGACATCATGAATCGCAATGGGGCGCGGATTGGCGGATCGGTTATCTAAGTGGCACTGTTTACAATAGCGATTGGTATTACGGAGCTTCGTGAAGGGGGCTGGGTGAACAACCCTCACGATAGTGGCCAGGAGACTTACAAAGGAATCAGCCGTCACGATTGGCCGCAATGGGTTGGGTGGCACTTGGTTGATCTCCACAAAGCCTCGGGGAACTTCCCGCACAACCTGGAGCTTGACACAGAACTCCAAGGGCTGGTCGTGGCGTTCTATCGGCAGAACTTCTGGATATATGATGAGATTGAGGATCAGGCCATCGCCAACAAGCTGTTTGATCTGGCGGTGAACGTCGGGAAGGTTCACTCCAATAAGATCGTTCAGAAGTGTGTGCAGGTTGATCCAGATGGCTTCCTCGGACCCCAAACCATCCTCGCCATAAATGCCACCTGTAGTGGGTCCCTCCTCCCGGCCATCAAGACAGAAGCGGCTGAGTATTATAAAGATATCGTTAAGAGTCATCCACAAGATGCAATTTTTCTAAAGGGATGGTTGGCTAGACTCAATTCGTAGTGACCCATTATAGGTGGGGCAAAGGAGCTTCAAGTGTCAAATTCATTCATCAGCCTTATGGAGAAGATCGGCAAGGACATCCTTATCGGATGGGCCGATGTAGTTAAGTATCTCCCGCCCGCTGCTGCGCTGGCATCTCTGTTGTTTCCGGGGGCTGCTGGCACTGTGGTTGGGGTCGTAAACAGCGTTGGCTTGATCCAGCAAGCAGTGGCGACCGTAGAGCAGAAGTTCAAAGCGGCTGGAGCCCCGAGTGGTTCTGGCCCCCAGAAGCTCGCTCAGGTAACCTCTATGGTTGGGCCGGTTGTTACAGACTTGCTGGCGAAAGAAGGCATCAACATCAACCCCACCCAGCTCAACGGCATCATCACGGCGGTTGTTGCGGTGTTGAACGTTCAGACTGTGGCGGCGTAACATGGCCGACGGCGATCTCTCTTTATTCCAACGCATCATCTTAAGGAAGGAAACTATGGCATTCATCAAAGCACATTGGCCAGCGATCCTGGCTATTCTCACCCCGACGATTGGTTTTTTAACTCCGTCCCTCAAGGCTGCCGCGACAGCTAATCCTCATACCGCTCTTGGAGTTCTCAGTGCGTGCATTCTCACGGCTTGGGCTAATCGCTCTCTGTTGTCTAATATTAAGTAGCTGTGGTTGTGGCGCTATGCGGTTTGAGATCAGCCATCACGGGTTCTACTACGGCCCAACTCGGCCTTGTCGGTTGAGTCCAGAGTGGAACCAGCCTTGTCGGGCAACGAGATTCTAAACGGAGATTCAGTTGGCTTATAATCAATTCTCGACTGTCAACACCATTATCGGAAAAGTGTCCACCGATCTTCGGAATCAACTCTCCGCGCTTTCCAGTTCGGCCACTCAAACCACTCAACAGTCCATCCTCATCGATTATGTAAATCGCACGCATAAACAAATGCTGCGGTTTAGCCGGTGGGGATTTTTGTTGTCTGAGGTTCAGTACTTCATGACCTCTTTCGGGCAGACGGACTATTGGCTGGGGCCGGTTCAAGCGCTTCCGCCGTCGATGGTGGATACGGGGCTGCATCTCTCCGATGTGGACAAAATCAAGAATGATGAGGTGAGGGATTTCTCAAATGACCGAACCCTCAAGCCGATGAGCGCACAGCCGCTTGGCCCGAATCTTAACTTCCGCAGCGGCCAAACTCGCACAGATCGCCCCAGGACTTTCTATCAAGATTGGAACGACCCCAACATCCTCCACATTTGGCCGGGGGCGGATAATCAGAACCCCTATCAACCAATCCCAGAGCCGCCCTTTCTTCTGAACACCACTCAAGGCGGATCGCTTCCGCAGCGAACCTATTATGTGGTTATCACGTTTGTAGATAGCATTGGTGGGGAGTCAACACCAAGTTCAACATCAACCTTCATAACCATTCCCGCGAATCACCTTATGACCGTAGTATCGCCGACATTGCCATTTGCTAAAACCTCTAGCGGCGTGATCTATCAATATTACAATGTATATGCGGCTCAGTCGCCAGCCCTCAATCAAAGCGCCGAGGGAAGCGAGACTCTTCAAACAACTTTTGGTACGCAACTCATGGGAGCTAATTGGACGGAGCCAACATCTGGATTGACAACCAGTGGAGTTAGCGCCCCAACGTCGAATACGATTGCCCAAATGGGTGGGTATGTGATTGGCTTTCGATATTACAAAAGCCGCATTGCTCTCACTACCCTCAATCAAACGCTGCAAGTTCCTGATGACTATGATGATATCGTAGTTCAGGGGGTTCAGTATCTAGGATGGAAGTTATTGGGGAAGGCCGATCTTGCGCAAGCCAGCTACTCGGCGTATAAGGCCGGTCTGACTGAGATGATTGCGGACAAAAATCTTTTCCCGGACAACGACTTCATCCGACCTGATTCAGGCTCTCACGTCAATCAGCAAATTTTATCATATCTGCCGCCCTTTTTTATCTTCCTTGTTATGTGTGGGTTACAAATACTTCCGAAGATACTGGGCAGCTAGTTCTAACAATTCTGGGCTATCTTTTAATAGCCCAATAGCGGAATTGCATGTATGGCAGAGTAAGCCACGATTTTTTCCTGTCGTATGATTATGGTCTACTCCTAAGGATTCAACACGCCCTCGCCGTATTCTAAATTCCGGTCGCCCGCATATTGCACATACTCCGTTCTGTTCATCAAACTTAGCTTTATATTCTTCGGGAGACATATCAAAGTTTTTGCGAAGATCGTACGCCCTATACTTTTCTGGATTTTTCAGCCGGTCCTTTCGGTGAGACTCAGCTCGTATTTTACTTTCACAAGGTTTACACCGACCAAATAATCGATCTTTGTTAGTGTAGTGGTATGAAAATTCTGTAGTGTCTTTCTCAATATTACACGCTTTACACTTCTTCATCTCTTCTCCTTAGGGGAACGCCAATTCCTGAAGCCCAAATTGTTCCATTCGATACTGAAGGTAATCTCTACCGCTACAACCGAACTACATGGTTGGAGGCTGGGGTAGATGATTTCACCGTGCCCCCCGCGCAGAACCCGGATATGTTCTTGAAGCTTCAGAACATCCTTCCGCCAGCCTCTAATGTGTTGCTCAGGCGGTACGGATATCGATTCTTTAACCCAGCGCTCGACAACGGAACCACCATCTCCAGCGACGAGCTAACTGGTTCGGGGCCAATGCTGCCGCAACCTTATTACCGGGCGCTGATTACAACGCAGAATCAGGGTGTCGCACTTGGAAACAGTCATACCTTCACCGTCATTCCCAACGGCGCATCCGGTTGGCCCTTCAATACTCCTGTTGCACTTGGCTTCGAGATTCTTGACTCTAACGGCCACCTGCAAAGGTGCATTGTTGCCGGAACCACCAATAGCAGTGGCGCACCGACATGGGGTCTTACTCCGGGGTCCATTACTACCGAGACCACTGGGGTTACGTGGCTCAACGTCTTCTACTCCATCAATATCGGCGACACCATTATTGTTTCGCTTCAGCAAGCTGCAAACGGTGTGGCCACGATAACGGGGATTGTGGACTCTCTTGGTGATACGTGGAGTCCATTGTTCTCGCCCCAGAGTATCGTTGTGTTCGGCAATACGATTACGCAATCGGGTTGGTCCACAATCGCAACTCAGAATGTCGCGGTGGGCGGTTCATTCACCATCACTCCTTCATGGACGGGAGCGACCAATCTCAGTTGGTCGGTTTCTGTGTTCAGCAACGTGGGGTCCGTAGTTGGAAGTGCGGCGAACACCGGCCTGTCCTCGTCTACTTGGTCATCAGGTTCGCTGGGGGTCGTCAAAAACACAGTTGCCCTTAGCTTTGAGGTCGCTCAATTCAGCGCGGGAGTCGCTGCTCCCTTCACCGTTGTAAACAACCCGAACGTCGGAATTCAGCTTCCACAGAACGTTGCCTTCGACATTATCACCACTTCTGGATCCCTCGCAGACTCATGGACTCAGGGTGGTTCTGGCCCCTTCGCTTCAACCTTGGTTCTCTTAGTCTAACATGACAATCGCGTTCATAAACGCCCAGCGCTTTGGGATGTATTTGAATCTTCACGACAAAGAGCGAACTCCCATTGCTATGGCAGCGGATGGTACTGGAGCGCTGTCTTTCACCAACAACATTCTCTATTGGAACATCATTGGCACCCCCACGAACATCTTTACCCCATCAGCCGGAGCCACCAAGCCCTTCATGGTGAGTTCCAGAGACTATGCATACTTCACAGATGGAGTTGTGGGCGATCTTAAGAAGTGGAATATTGACACTGGCTTAAGTAATTGGGGAATTGTAGCTCCCACCATGGCGGTTACTCTTGGTGCGCTCACTAGTGGTGGAGTCACCCTCACAACCGGGCGCATCTATTATGTAGCGTTCTATAATCCTACCACCGGAAACTATAGCAGCATCAGCCCCCCTAGCGTGTCAACGGGGCCGATGACGGCGCAGGAACAACCGATTACGGGAATCCCGGTGTCTAGCGATCCCGGCGTGACGCAGAAAGTTTTGTTGGCAACGGCGGATGGTGGTGACCCAACGATCCTGTATTTCCTCGCCCAACTTCCAAATGCCACCACAACCTACACCGACAACACACCAGAATCCACGCTTCTAACCGCAAACGTCTATCAATCCACCGACTCCTCTGGCATAGATCATGGCCTAGTTGACAATGACCCACCTCCAAATGGGTCCTTCCCAATCCTTCACCGTGGAAGACTATATATGGCCTTGGGGAGCCAGATTGTATTCTCAAAGAGTCTTGCGGAGATCACCAGCAGCACGGGGATTGTGGCGGGTCGGTATGAAGAAAATTGGCCGCCTTCAAACGCCATCGAGGTTGCGCCAGGGCCTGAGGTTATCCGCGGCTTCTTGAGTGATGGGACCACCCTCTATATCGGGACTGAACTCCACATTCACCGGCTTCAAGGAGACGGCCCTTCTAACTTTCAACAGCCCGAAGTGGTGTTCAATGACACTGGGTTGTGTTGTCAAGATGTTTGGCAAGTTGTTTATTTGGAAGGCACGCCAGTCGGAACAATGTGGATGACACCGGACTTCCGTGTGCTGGGAAGCGACTTCAGCACCTTTGAGAATGTTGGGACGCCGATTCAATCCACCCTCAATACCATCAACGCCTCCTACGCCACGAACTCGTTTGCGATGTCGGTGAGAACTGGCCCCTACAATTTCTATGTCTTGTTCATTCCCACCGGCACCAACACCATCCCCGATACCATGTGCGTATTCGACATGCACCTTCGCAAGTGGTATATTTGGAAGTGCGCGGATGTGTGGTCGGCTGGGGTTTACTATGTCAACCTCGCCGGTATCCCACGTTGGTTGATGTGTGATGGAAATGGGATTACGCGGGTGTTTGAGGATACGTTGTTTCTGGACCGGCAGGGAGACACACTCCCTGTTGGCATTGACTCCACCATCCAAACCACCTGGCTCAGTCTTGGAGATTCCTCAGTGAGGAAGGTTCTCAATGAGGTTGAGGTCGAGACTGAAGATTCAAATATGAAGGTTAGCGTGGATGGGGCCACGCACTTCAGTGAGTTTCAAACTCCCAACAATTTGGTATCGAACGCTTCTTTGTCCCAGTCATTATTTGGGGATTACAAAGTCTATCTCACTGGGACGGCTTCCAAGGATCGCTTCTATCGCTTCACCTTTGACTCTGTATCGGACAGCACCAGTTCTGTCACTGATACCATTCTGGGTGCCATAAATGTCGAGGTCTTCCCCTTCAACAAAATATAGACTATGCCGCTTAAGCTTACATCCCTATCCACGGCGGGCGCAGTTCAAACCCTCAATGCATGGGCTGATTCCATTGAGTTGTTGGTAAGACAAAATACTAACATCACCTCCGTCGCAGCAACCACAGCCACTGCCGCAGCAACAGCATCATCGGGAATTCCGGCAACGGCCGCTGGTAATGAGGTGTTCGCCAGCCCGAATGGATTTGGTGGGCCGCTTAGTGTAAGGCAGCTTGTTGGGCCTGACCTGCCATTTCCGGGTGCAACCTCACTCGGCGGTGTCAAGTCCTTTGCCCCTGTCACGCATCAATGGTTGACTGGCATCTCGACTGGCGGAACTCCAAGCGCGTCACAGCCTACATTCGCTGACATCGCCGGAATCGCGGCCGTTGCTCAAGGTGGGACGGGGACAGCAACGCCATCCCTTGTCGCCGGAAGCAACATCTCTATCACAGGTTCATGGCCGAATCAAACGGTTGCAACGGTTGGTGCGACTGCGGGGCCATACACAACCATCACCAGCATCACTGTTTCAAATGGAATCATAACCGCCATAACAGGAAGCTAGACCATGACAGATGAGCAGTTTACAATTCTAGTCGAAAAAATCGACACACTCTCCGGTGATTTTCGTGAACATAAAGGACGCACGGAAATTGAGATCAAGAACCTTGTGAAGCAGGTTGATAGCGCAGGTATGTGGGAAAATATAAAGGTGATCGGGATCATGCCAGTTATGGCCGCGATCCACCACATTTGGGGTGGGAAGTAAATACATAGGAGGGGGAGATGAATAGGATTAGACTAGCATCAAAAGAAGAAGTTGATAAGTTGAGGCCGGACAGTGATATCACACCGGACTCGGTTGTGTTGGCTCTCGATACCCAGCTTGGAACTTGCACTGCTGTGGTTCGCCCCGTTATAGAGGTTGACCCTGTTACGTTCCCGGCTGACTTCCCAGATCGTCTAAAGGTTGTATTCATGCGGGATGTGGAGACGTATCTTAGCGCGAAGGGTGTGGGGGCATATTATTTCAATATCCTCGACACTGATACGCAATGGCAGGAAGTGTCTAAGACTTGGGGGGCAACCTCTCTCAGCACGGGCCCTGAAACTCGCTTCAAAAAGATTCTCTAAGGATTCCAATGTCTAAGAAGACCACCACGACGACCACAAATCAATACGATCCCACTGCTAAGAGTGCCTATGATGCACAAGTCGCGGCGGGGTCGAATGCACTATTGGGGGAGATCAACAATCCCACCGGTAACATGTTCTTCCAGCAACAGCAGCAAATGCAGAACTTGAACAATGCCAACATGTTCGGGAGCGCTCAACAGGCACTCAATCAGAGACTTCAGCAACAGGGCATCTCCCCGAACTCCCCCCTCTACCAACAGCAACTTGGCCAACTCCAACGGCAGCAGATGGCCGCTCAGAGCCAAGGATACAATCAGTTGCTTTTGAATGCGGGTAATCTGAGACAAAGCGCAATCAGTTCCGCCATGAGTTTCAATCCACTTCAGACCGGCTCAACACAGGTTCAAAAAACGGGTGGAGTTGGTAGTTGGCTACCTCAAATTGCCGGTGCTGCGGTTGGTGGGGTTATGGGACTAGCTACTGGCGGTTTAAGTGGTGTCGCTAGCAACATGGGTGGTTTTAACGCAAGTAATACTGCCAGTAACTTTATGACCCCAACTCAGTCACCCGCCTCTAGTTATTGGAGTCAAGCGGCTCCTATTGCCCCCAACATAGGTGCGGACCAGAGCTATAACTCCTTCCTCAATGGAAGTCAAAGCGTTATTCCTGGAATGTGATAACGAGGATCATAATGGGAAATACCTTCACTCCACTTTCATTGTTCCAAAGCCAAGCTCAGCCCACCACGCCTGATTACACGGGACAGGAATTGATCGCCCCACAGATGCAAGGGCAGTTTGTGAATGGGTATCCAACCTTGCCGTATCAGGGCCAACAACCGGGTGGGTATGCACAACAACTTCAAGCGATGCTAGCTCCCTATCAGCAGATGGCTGCGAGGATGTATAGTCCGTATGCAACCATGAGTCCGAACTCCTGGTTGGCCCAGAATCATCCGGGATTGGCTGGACGACTTGACAACGCTCTCTTAGTTGCTGCCAATATACATGGGGGAGCTACAATCGGCGATAACATCTCTGGAGTTGCGCAGGGGCTCGTAGCCGCGAATCAGTTCCATCGCCAACAGCAGATGATGCAACAGATGTTACCGTATCAGATGCTTGAGCCGCAGATCAAACTTCAAGATCAAATAGCGCAGATTCAAGAGCGTCAGAGTGAGATTCCATATCGGCAAGCGATGGAACAGCGCTCGCTGGCGCAGGCTGATTGGTATGCACGACGCCTTCAAGAACCAAACGCCGCCGATCTCCAGATGAAGATTGCGATGGGGATGGTGAATCCGAAAGACCCCAACAACCTTACCCAAGAGGAGTTTGTGAAACTAGGGGAGGCCTAT